ATTTAAAGGAACTGTGACTGTAGCTATAGAAGCAAAATTAGCAGTTAGTGTTCCCATAAATGTTGTCCAGTCATCTGAAGCTAAAAATGAGCTCAAACCACTGTAAGTTTGTGACAACACCACTCCTGCTGTAAAGACTGCGGTTCCATTTCCGTAATCTTGACTTAAATAACTTGCAGACGGCGATGTTAATTCTATATTTATAATTAATTCACTATCTACTGTAAAAACAATATCTGTAAAAGTTATAGTCAATTCAGTACTATCACCGCTTGTGTTAATAGATGTCGTTAAAAAATCTCCTGCAAAAGACGTTGATACGTGTTCTACATTAAAATCTAATTTTAAAGGTAGTTCGTCAGTTGAGTTTTCAAGCATATCATATTGAGATGTTGTATTTCCAAAAACTATCCTGTCTTTTATAAAATCTTGCGTCTTAGCTGTTAATGGAACATCATCAAATATTCTAAATACCTCATCTTCTGGTAATGCTTTAAAAATCATTCTATTTTTAAACTGATATGTTTTACTCATATCATGTCCGAAATCACTTTCTTTTTTGTTTATAGTGTCAATTACATATACAGTATTGTGTTTTGTGTTTTTAAAACAAATATCTATATCTGTTACCCTATCATCACCAGTATTATAAGTAATATTAAAACCATTATATATTCCAATCATACCCTTGTTTTCCATTGTACCATAATCAATACTAAATCCACCTGGGTTAAATTGATAATTAGAAAAAGAAGATAATGCTGAATACTGATTATCTAGATATTTATATCTATAAGCAAAAGCAAAAAATTGCTCTTGTATTTGGTTTTCTTTTTTTGTTGTTGTAAAAAACGGTCTTACTGTAGGAGCTTTTGCAGGAGGTTTTCTGTATAAAGATATATCATCTTCAAAAAAACCATTTTCACCATAAGTTATAGCTCTCTCTACGTTTACAAGCTTAGGGCTATTTTTACCATCTGTAAATAAAAGTATAGTTTCTTTTTTACTTACGTTATATATAACATTTCCATAAACTTTATACTGAGCATCAAAACCTAAAACGTTTGTTGCTGCAGACCTAGTATCTTTTAATATTGTTCTTGTAGCTTGTGATCTAATATCGTATTCAAATATATATCCATGATTAAAAGCATTTGTTACAAACCAATATATTTTTTCATTAGACTCGTCAGGAACAGCTCCTATACATCGAGGCCCTGTACCTGCGCTTATGTTTGTTAGTCTTGTGTTTCCTTCTTCGTTTTGTATAGCACCAGCGTCCCCATCTCCTGTGTTTACAACTCTTATATTCAGAGCATCAGTATATTCACCCTCTGGGATTAATCTTTCGTCGAAATCTTTATTCATTCGACCTTTAGAAAATACGTTTTTTAATTTCATGCTACTTTATCCACTTATTTCTACCTTTCAGTAATTGAGTTAATTCACCCAATTTTATAGAATTTAGTCTGATTTTAGCATTTCTTAATGAAGCAGAAGCTTGTTTTTGTGCTCTTCTTACAATGAATTCTTGTACGCCAAATTTACCTTTTAATATTGTAGACATTAAGTAGTCATACATAAAAGTTTCTGCTAGTTTGTGTATTTTAATTTCTGTTTCAGCATATCCATACAATCCATCAGATACATATTCTATAATAATATTTTTTCCTTTTAAATTAGAACTGAATAATATAAACCCTTGGTTTTTATCTATCAAATAACTTCCGTTATGATTTGCAGAGCCTGTATCCATTCCATATCGTTTCCCTACTATTTGTCCAGTTGGCTCATCTACTTTACCTTCTGTTCCTTCTCTCCATTTATCTTCTATTACAGGAGTACCTCTTAAAGCATTTCCATCTCCATCAAAAAGAATGTCGGCTGTTTCTGTCCCTTCTTGTAAATAAGATTTTGGTGTAGATGAATTAAAATTTTGATTTACATCATGTACCATTCCATCTGAGCTTACGTAGCCTACTTTAACTAAGCTTACAAAATCATGCGGTAAAGGGATTTTTAATGTGTCAGGTATTTCTAATTCGAAACCTTCTATCTCTCTTAACGCATCATAATGTAGTTCTTGTATTGCTCTTTTTGCATGAAATATTACTTCATGTCTTTCAACTTTATTAATTACTTTATCGTCACCAACGTAGGTCAATAAAAAGTTGTTTATTATGTCATCTAACAACATGTATTGATATGTTCCCCAATTATCATTGTTTGGGTTATCTCCACTATTAGTGTAATATTCTCTTTGTGTTATATGTTGTCCTATCGTTGGCATAATTATGTATTATCTTTTTGTAGTTCTACTGATTCCTTATTATCCATAGCTGAAACAACTTCTGGCTCTCTTATTGCTAATCCTGAATACTTACATATTTTAATAATTAAATCTACTTCATCATTTTCTGATATTTCAAAGTTAGTTGAAGAAGCTTGGTTGTAAACAGGGTCTCCGCTTACTGTAGTATAACCCCATATAGGATCAACAGGTTTTCTTAAATAATTACATATTAATGATGTTTCAACGACATTATTAACTGTTTGAGGTGTAGTTCCTGTGTAGTTAATGCTAAGAGGTCTAGCATAGATTTGATTGCCTTGCCTGTAGAATACAGGATATGTTACTGAAGGAACATTTAAATTACTATTCATAATCATATCAAACTTACTTTTTGGTATTTCTTCTAAAACTCTTCCGTTGTATGTTAAATTAATTAACTTGTAATAGTTTGATGGTAGTGTAAAATAATCTCTAGCTTCTCCGACACTCGCTGTATTATTATCCTGTACGTCGGTATATTCCAAAGTAGCTGAGGTAGAAAAAACATCTATCTTATTTCTTACTTGCAGAGCCATATCACCATAACCTAAACTTCTCTTTCTTGTATTCTGAAGTTGTGTTTGTCTTGCAAACTCACTAAAATACGACTCAAAAATCTCTAACTGAGCTAATTTTGCGTAATGGTTGTACTCTAATGGTGATATATACCCTCTGTTGTCTTTGTTTAATAAAAACAACACTGTATTTCTTACACTGTTAATCATGAGTATATTTTTTACAAAAATAATAAAAAAAGGGGCTCAATATATGAGACCCCTCTTTCCCCTTTCACAGTTTCTTCTAGTTTTATAACTTATTTACTAAATTTTGCATTACATCTAGCCCTACGTCTGTTTTGAAGAACATTCCTAGTGCGGAGTATATGTTTTCTCCATAAGGGACAACTAAAACTTTTTCGCTTGGGTTATCTGCCCAAACAACTGTTCTTCCATCGTCTTTAATAGATAACAAACCTTCTTCAACAGCTCTCACTGCTAAATTTCTAAGTTTTAAATTTTCATCATTCAATAAATCTAAAAACTCTTTAGGATTTTGTCTAGCATAAATAATCATATCTCTTCTTAATTCAGAAGATGTCATGTTGCTTACATTTTTACCTTTGTTTACAACCCTAGCAATAGCTTCTAAATCTGTGATATCTAAATCTTTTGCTGCTACCTGAGCGTCCAATGAAGAAGTAAGTGTTTCAACCTCTTCTCCTGCTGTCTTCTCAGCATCAAACTCATAAAACTTACCATTAAACTCTGGATGTAGATATAAAAATTTAGCAAGGTTTGTATTATATTCTTCTACGATTAATTTACCATTTTCAAATATAATTGGTTCAACTGTTGCTAAACCATCTTGCTCATCCACAAATGGAGATATTTGATTAGTAGCCCATCTAAGAGCTCTATTCATTTGTCCATCAAAATGTGTTAACGGTTTTGTATTAGAGTGTTTAACTGGTAACATATACCTTAACGGTGTTCTGTTGCCACTTAAAATAAATATTCTAGTTTTTACTTCTAGTTGCGGAAATACAGAATCGTATCCGCTTTTACGTGTAGTAGTTTTACTTTTTGCCATTTTATTAAAATTAAATTAAATTAAAAAAAAAGAGAATAGGGAGCCGTAGCTCCCTTCTCTCATTAAATATTACTGCATTAAGATGAAGTTATTAGCTCCCATAACGCATAATGCTCTTTCTGATAAGAAATGAACTTGCATTGCATCAAGATCACTGCTCATACCAGCTGAACCAGCTGAACCTGTTACCCAAGACTTATACTTTCTATCTTCAGATGCAGATTGTCTGTATCTTACGTGTAAGAAAGGTCTTTGAGCGTTTTGACCAAGAACTTGATCATAAACAGTCATAGTACCTGCAGGGACAATGATACCATCAACACCACCTAGTTTTCCTCTAGTTGTAGCGTCGTTTAAGTATTTCCAGTCACTCTTATAGAAATCATATCCTATTCTAAAGCCAGTAAATCCAAGATTTAATGCCATGTCTTCGTCGTTGTCAAATAGACCGTAAGAACTAGTTGAAGCTCCACTATTGTTTTGAGCTGCTAATACTTTGTCAATATCGAATCCAGTTGATCTGTTTACGAAGATTACATTTTCTTGAATTGCACCTTCTTTGTCTAAAACTTTAGCAATGTCCTCTAGGTCTTGTCTTGCGTCAATTGTACCTGAAGAAACGTTACCGTTGTTTTCTACTTCATAGAAAAGACCTTTAGTACCTTTGAAACCACTAGATGCAGCAGCTGAACCTGACGCAGCAGGAACACCTTCTACCATAGATAATTCTAGGTAATCTTCAAATCTTAATCTACTTTCATGCTCTGATTTTAAATACCAAAGGTATCCAGAAGCTCCATTTTCTGTAGTTACTTCAACCCAGCCAATGTGAGCCATTTCAGAACCTGATACTTCATATTTTTCTTTGATAATGATAGGGTTGTTTTCTTTTGCAACGAAATCAGCCTCATAAGAACCTGACATTCCGTTTGTACCCTTTTTGAATTCAGAACCATAAACAAACATACTTACTGCATTAGTAGCAGAAAAACCACCAGATGCAACAAGAGTTGCTAAATTCAAACATTTTACATCAATAGCATCAGCTCCAGAAGCGTCAGTTACAATTGCATGTAACGTAGGCCCTGTACCATCTGTTTTCTTGATGATAATAGTTTGATTGTTTCTAAAATTATGTCCAGTTACAGCGATAGTATCACCATCAGTGATAGTACCTTCTGCTTGGATATGTAATCTTCCTTGCTCGCTCCACTTAATTAAGTCAGAAGTACAAGGAATCTCAGCTGATACCATTCTTAAGAAAGAAGCTACAGATCTATTTCCGTATTTTTCAAACTCCTTTTCATAAAGGTCTGGTAAGTATTGCTGAGCAAATGTGTAATCACTACTGCCTAGGTAAGATGTGTTTTGCAACGCCTTCCCTGGTGCAGGAGTTAATGAAGTAGATCCGCCAACACCTGACGATCCACTTGCGTCAAAATTAATACTTTGTGCCATTTTTAATAATTTTTAAAATTTAAACTTACTTTTTACTTTTTATTTTCAATCCACGACCAAAATCATTTGTGTCTTGCAACACTCTAAACTTGGGTCCTGGGGTAGATGTGTCTACATTAGTACGAACATTCATGTTGACGTTTTTTCCATCTCTAACTACATCATTTACCGCATCTGCTTTGCCTTGCTCGTAAAAGAACTTAGCATAACCTAACGGGTTCATAGCCATAGATAAAGCAGTATGATAGTCTTTTGCATTTGTTAAATTTCCGTCATCATCAAGATACTTGTTTATAAAGTTGCTTAAATCAGATTGAGCATTAACAGTTTCTTCAACGTTTTTTGGTTTGTAAGTTAATTTTTTGTCACCTACATTGAATTCAAAACCTTTGAACTCGTCGTTAAAATACTTTTTAGTATTGTTTGTAAAAAACTCTCTACGCTTATCGTCAATCGCTTGCGCTTTTGTCGACTCATCATTGTATTGCTTATAAAAATCTAAAGCTTTCTTATAATCCTCAGGAACATTCTCGGCACTTGACTCAAGAGGAGTATGGTATTTTTCCCTTATATTACTAAAGTAATCTTTAGCCTTCTGCAATTCTTTTTTCATCGCTAGAGCTTTACTCTTTTTAGACCTTTCCTCTTCATCTTCAGATACACCATAAGTGTCCTCAAGATAAAATTCAATGTCCTCATCAGAGTATTCAGGATTTGTCTGAGCAAGATAATTTCCTATTAAAGAAATATCATCCATTTCATCAAAATTCTGTTGCGCTGCTACGAAGTCTGCTAAACCTCTTTTTGTATCTTTATTATACTCAAGATATTTAATAACCTCTTCAGGCAACTCTAACTGGTTCTCATTATTTTTAAGAACGTCTTTTAATTGACTTTCGTCAATATTATAAGTGGACGCTAAATAGTCCTTTATAATACTTTGTTTATCAGTTAGCTCATCAGATTTTTCACTGATTTCAGGAGCTTCCTGCTTTTCTTGAACAACCTCTTCTTTTTCTTCTTTCTTTTCCTCTTTAGGTTCTTCAACAATTTCTTTTTCCTCTACTACAGCTTCTTGTTTTTCAGCGACTTCTTTTTCAGCTGCAGTTTTCTTTTCTTGATGCTCCTTTTGAATTTCTTCAGGAGACTTACTCATGTCTACTTTGAAGTCTACTTCTTCTTTGTTTTTATTCATAATTGATTAAATTAAATTTTTATACAAATTTATATAAAATTTTTACACGTTTTTGCCACCCTGCATTTTTGACATCAAAGCATTCATCATTGCTTCGTCTTGTGCTGGAGGAGCACCTTGCCCAGTGGGTGGTTGCATTTGTGGCATTGCTTGCGTTTCTCTTTGTTGAGGTGGTTGCATAGGCATTGCTGTTGCGGTAGGAGATGGTGATCCGCCTAAAATTCCACCACCTGAAGCCTTCAACATATCTAGTTTATTGCCTTTTGGTTTTGTAAAGTTTTTTGGAGGACCTCCTTGTTTTCTTTGTGTTATTAACTCACTTTGTTGAGTAGCTTGAAGCTCAGTTCTTTGGTCTTTTCTATCTTCTCTGTTTGTTTCTCTATCTTTAAGACCTTTTGACTCCATGCCTTTTATTTTCATTTCGTACTCATACTTAATTTGCATAAGCTCTAAGTCTTTTTGTTTTTCAGCTTCTAGTTTTTGCAATTCTAATTGAGCTTTTAATTGCATCAATTCAGATTCACTTTGTGTTTTTAACTGTGACTCTTGCATTCTTCCTTCAGAAGCTTTTTGAGCAGCTTGTTGATTAGCTTGAGATTGCATCTGAATATTTTCTGCATTCTTTCTTTTATCAGCTTGCTCTTTTCTTTTCTTTTTAATTTTCAATAATTGATTAGCTAGCGTGTAGTTTTTTACTTCTCTTACATCTATAGCATCAGATAAGTCTATCATTTTTGCTGCAATAGCTTGTTGTATATTTTGTTCTAACTTACCTTTTTCTTCTTCATCTGGCTCTAACTCTATGAATATTCCAAAGTCATGTAAATGCATATCACCTATTTCATTAATGATTTCAAAATTGTTCTTTCCTATCATCATTGCAAAATCCTCTGCAAAATCAGAATACATCAATATATCTGATATTCTACACGAAATTGCTTCACATAATCTTTTAGTCAACTGCACTCCAGATAATAAAACATGTCTAGTTGCTGTATTGGAATTTAATGCGGCTAATTTTTGTAACCCAACTAAAGCATTCTTGTCTGGCATACTGCCATCTCTTGCTTCGTTTATACCAGTAACAGAGCGTATCATATTTAACTGATAGTTATACATAGTAATTAAACTTTGAATCTTTGCGTTAGAGCCACTACTAGTTAATTCTTGTATTGGAACTCTTGCATTATTAAATTCACCGTCTTCTGTAAAACTTCTACCGATAACAGAACCAGTTTGGAAGTACATTGATAAAGCTTCAGATGGATTATAAGAAGCTCCATTTCCTAAATCTACACTATTTAAACCATCTGCGTCTATAAATACACCATCTGGTATCATTTTAGAAACAACTTGTTGTAGTTTTAAATGAACTAACTGTATTTGATCTGCAAAAGGAATCATTCTTTTAACTAAAGAATCAATATGACCTTTATCCATTTTAATAGCAGACACTAGATATGGTGGTAAAGAACTTTGAAAAGCAGATTTTGGTCTAACTTGGTTTTCCATTAACTGCCATTTTAAAAGCCTATTGGTTCCTAAAACCATTACACCTTCATACCACACATCAATTCTTCTGGCTACTTTTTTAAATTTAGCGTTTTCAGAAGCAGGTGGGTTAAATCCAGATTCTTTTTTTAATGCTTTTTCTCCACCGTTAACAGTAGATTTTACTTTATAAATAATTTCTTTATCTGTTTTGTAACAGAAATATAATAACGATACATTTGATTTATCTATACCACTATTAGTTTGTAAATTTATTGTACTTCTATATCCGTCATGTCTTCCTGCTAACTTTGAAATTTCTTCTATTTCTTCTTGTGTTAGATTTGGATTTATCTTTTTTATTTCTCCAATATGTACAGATTTGACTTCACCAAAATAATAACAATCTCTAAAGTTTGGATCTTCAGTTTGTGAATAAACTAAATTTATTGGGTCTACATACTCTACTTTGACACCTTCATGTGCATTAAAAGAATGTTTTACTGCCGATATACCTAAAACTACATTATCCTCATCTACTCTTCTTTTTATTTCATCGTAGTTATTAATTTCTAACAAAGTGTCTATAGCCGTTTCTTGTGCAACCTCTACACCTTGTTTATAAGATAGCTTCATGTATAAATCTAATTCCTGTGGTGATTGCGGTCTTTGATCTTCTGCAAAGTTGTATGCATCTACACCTGTACCTGCTTTTATAATATCTAGTACAGGGGCAGCAAGCATATCTGCTTCCATTTCTAATCTATAAGCCTCTCTGAAACCACTTGATATTTGATCTACAGCTTCTACGTCTACTTTGAATAATCTGTTAGATATGCCATTTACAACTATATCCACAAACTTTGGAATAATAGGAACAGGAGTCCAATCAAGATTTAAATAAGATAAGTCACCGTTGATTGCTAATTCGTTTTTATATTTTTCTATAGGCTGTTTACCTCTTGCATATAAACGTCTGTTTAAATATTCCGAACGTATTTCTCCATACAAAGAACTTCCGTACTCTCTTGAAAACCATTCTGATTCAATAGCTTGACCTACTCTCAACCCATACTCATAGGTTGATTTTTCTTCGTCTGCTACAAATTGATTAGGGAAACCGCCTCCTCCACTATATTTGTTTTTAGCCATAGTGTTTATGATATAATTTTACTAACAAATCCTTTATTGTTATATCTTGCAAAGTTAAGATTTATTTGATTATCTTTTTTGTGAACAACTTTTTGTGTAGAAAAGTTTGCCATGATAGCAAAACCTGAACTTACAGTGGCATCAAAGCGTGTTCTATTATTAATATCGTAATTAGACCAGTCCAAAAGCGTTCGGTTAAAAAACATATTTCCACAAGAGCCAAAGTCTATATCTTCGTCATTTACTATGACCCCTACATGATTCTGTATATAAGCTTCTATATACTCTGCGTGAGCTGAAATTACTGCTGATGACGAAGGAATACCTCCTAATTCTTTTTCTGCTTTAGAAAGCACATTTCTATGCTTATCTGGTCTGTTTAAAGAAAACGCTCTATATCCTCTTTCTTTTAAATAATACAAAAGCCTGGGCTTGTTGTTCTCTACTAATATAGGCATTCCATAAAAATGTAAAGCCATTAATACATCTTCATAAAATATTTCTGCTGTTGGGGGTCTAGATATATACTCTAAAAAAAATGAATTTGTAGGGCCTTCTTCTAGATGAAATTTAGTCATACCATGTAATGATCCTTTTGAACCACTACCATGTACTGTGCCAGATATATCATAAGAGTCACATCCGAAACTACCAATATGTGCATTTCCTGGTATTTTCCTAACTCCTTTATGTATTACGTTGTTAGCAAGTGATAAAGGTGGTGTCCAACTAGTAACAAACCTACCGTTATTATCAGGAACCCAAATAACCTCAGTATCCCTAACTCCATTTTTCCAAACAAACGAACCTTTTGTAAGGCTGGTTTTGATAGCAAAAGAATCATTGTAATCAATTTGTTCGTATATTTTTGTTAAGTTAAATATAGTGTTTTTAGATTCATCACGAAACGCATGTGATTCTGTTCTAGGAAATTGTCTATAGAATTCATTTAAACCATCTTGGTCTTTTTTTAAACCTTCTACTTCATTTTCCCAATGACCTATTACACCATTTTCTATAATATCTCCATAAGGTCCAAAAGTTTCTTTTTCAGGGTTTTCAAAAACAGGCATACCGTATTCATCTATAAATCCTTCGTAATTCCATTCCATTGGTATAAAAAACGAATACAATCCTGAGTTTGTTTGTCCATTTTTATTTCTTTCTAAAACATTAGAGTTTTCATATAGCTTTTTAAAATTATCTCCCCCTTTGTCTAAAGCATTAGATGTAGAACCCATCATACATTTACCTATAATTCTACTACCTAGTCTTAATGTTGTTTTCGTTACTCTCCAGTTATTTAATATATTATCAGGCCTCTCCCATTTACCAGATTCATCATGTACTAATAATTTAAGTTTTTCACCGTCGTATGAGTTGTCTCCTGTGTTTTTCCAGTCGATGGTTGTATCGAGCCCTGTGAGCTCTTCAGGCTTGTTGGAGGTGGAGGTAAGTTTCCTTCTGGTAAGTTTAGATGCGGGAACTCTGTACGCCAATTCCGTTTTGGGTCTATCCATTCCGTCTTGTATAGGTTTGAAGAAGAAAGGATAGTTAACTGATATTGGGACGACTTTATCCGTGAACATTTTCTTCGCATCGGCACCAGATTTGGACAATATCCCGAAGCGTGAATCGGAAGATATTGTGGCAAGGTTGACAGTTTCCCCCGATGCCATAAAAGAAAAGCCTGAACGTCTGTTTTTGAGATAGCACATTCCATAACTTCTGCTGTCCGCTTTGCAGGCTTCCCAAAAAATGAAGAATAATCTATTGGCCTCTCTAAAGTCTGGGTTCCCAACGTCAATCTTAGACCACTGCAAGTACATATAGTGAGTGCCAGTAATGTAAGTAGGCACACTCTTATTATAAAACCAAAAACCTTGTTCTCTTTTAACAAATTCATTTTCGATATAATCTATGTATTTATTTTTAAAATCCTCTGGATAGTCTCTCCAGTCAAATATTGTTTTAATTCTATTTAACTCTTTTGGGTATGGAGTAACTTCCCACTTATTTTTATCAAATCTATGTATTTTTTTTGGTTGTTTTGGTAAAGCTATTCTTAGGTTTTGTATTTGGTATATATCACCAATCAAACCTGTTTTAGAAATAACAACGACATCATGTTCTTTGTTATACCCATATTTCCACTTTTTAGATTTGTTTAGTTTTTTTATAACATCAAAATCTATTGGGGTTACTTTAGCATATAAACTTTGTTCGTACATTACTTTGATCTTCTTTCTGCAAATCCAGAAAACGCTTTTTTCTTTTCTTCTTTTGGCTTGCCGTCTATCATAGCTTTTTCTTCTTCAATACGATTGAGTATTTCAAAAGCATCAAATATTGCAAGTTTTTTTGTTGCAGCTGCATTCTTTAATCTGTCTGCTGCTAATTCGTCATCAGGGTCTGGTTTTATTATTTCTTCTTCAGCTACTTTAATAAGCTCCTTAACAGCCTCATGACCAGCCTTTATAATTCTTTCTTTTATTTCATTTACGCTTTTCATTCTCTAATTCTTTTTGTAAGTTGGCTAAGGCGCGCCATGCAACCTTTGCAGAGTGGCGCTGTCCATCATCATCTATTTTTCCAGCGTCTATCAAATGCCTAGCCAATGCATCTAATTCATCTGTTGATTTTTTTCTATCCCAATGTAAAGGTTTATCTGGATGATGTTGTTGATTACCTGCTAAAGATACTCTTGCAACCTCCATTATTGCATCAGGAAAATACTTTAAAACACCTGTATATACTGGTGTGTCTTTTCTTTGTTTTGCTTTCATAAAGTTAATTTAAAATTGTACATATATCTCTTGTCATCATTCTGTATAGTTTTTCATTATTAATTTCAAACTCATACTCACTGTCTTTTCTAAAATTAACTTTACTCCCTTCTTCTACTCCAAGCTCCTTTAGTTTTTTGTTTGAATATACAACTACACCTGTATTTTCCTCTAAACCTTCTTGATGTAAATATTTATTTTCTAATTCAGTGGGTTTTACAAAACAGTAATCATCTACTGAATGCCACTTGTTCCCGTCATGATATAAATAAAATTGATATGGATCTATTATGTATATATCCCCTTTAAAATAATTAGGAGACTTCCTTGGCCTACCTTTCATGTCATAATATATTCTAAATACATTATGATGAACAACCAACGTGTCTCCTTTCTTTATTTCTCCTTTATAATATGATGGGATTTCTATAACCTCTGCAAATCTATTGACATGCATATGGTTTGATATATCGCTGTTCACAATCATTTTCTGACCAGCAAGCTCTATTTCGTTATTGTAGTGTGTTCCTTTAGCTTTTATTAAAAAATAAAAAGGAGATTTCATCAGAAGTCTATATTAAACTCTATAGACGCGGGCATATTTTTATTAAACTCTTTCCATTGCTTCACTTCATCGCCTCTTTGAATATATATAACATAAG